GCCTTTCTTCGTCATCTTGTGAAAAGGAGTAATTGTATGTTGAAGCAACGAAATTCTGGTCGGAGTAATCCTCTCAATCTCACCTATAAGGTTTATAACCCTAATACTGGTGCTTTATTGAGTTCGACTGTTCAGACTGCAATTGCAGCGCCACCACTTTCTTCTGAAACTATTGCCTATATGAATTCCGGTAAAACCATTTTTAATGATTGTACCCATCATAAGGACGTATTTCTTAAGATTTTTAGTGGAGAAGTAAAAGCTAAAGAAAACTCGGATCCTGGTTGGATTTCGGGTTTTGTTGACGCTGAACATTACTTTCACCACATAGATCCGGCACCTCCGGTGCCAGCTCTAGGTAGCGTTGATCAATTCGTGCTTCGAGGCATTCAGGCAATTCGTCCTAAGTTTAAGTCTAAAGTCTCTCTTCCTAATTTCCTTTTTGAATTAAAGGATATTAAAAGGACTATTGAGACAATTAGTCACTCTTTAAACGATTTTGCTAAATTGCCGTGGGTTTCCAAAGGCCTTCCGAATCCTTATAAACAAAAATATTTGTTTAAAAAGGGCGTTAGGACCAAAGGCGACTCACTTTCTGCTCATACAGCAGACAATTACTTGGCGGCCCAGTTTGGGTATATGCCTATGATGCGTGATATCTTCACTCTTATGTCAGTCTTGTCAGATTTTAACAAGCAACTAGAGAAGTTTCAACGCGACGCAGGTACGACTCAAACTGGTCACTATCAGGAAATGATAGACGCTATAGGAGGTACCCGGGATTTTCCATGGGTAGGATCCTACGGTTCTCACCGTTCCGAAGACCAATTTTCTAGAATTCGTCTTGGGCTCACTGTGAAGTATAGTTATGTTATTAACATGCCTAATCTTTACATGCCCACTACATTTTTGAAGTATATTGGCTTCAGGAACAATCCCAGAATTCTCTGGGATGCTATACCCTTCTCCTTTCTTGTCGATTGGGTATTTCGTTTCGGCAAAATGTTAGAAACTTTTGACGATGGCGCAATACCGGTGTCGATGACCATTATCGATGCATGCGTCACTGTGAAATACAGTGGCGTTACAAAGCATAAGTACATCGCATCTTCGACAGCGAGTGGAGTTTATAGTATAGCTAGTGGAACTACGATGGCCCAACAGGGTTTTGAAGTATTCCAGAGGTGGAGGATGGAGCTAGGCTCTGTCCTTCTATCGGGTTTACCCCCGATGCCTACATTCGATAAACTGAGTGTAGGCGAAGTCTTATTGGGAGCAGCGCTAGGTAAATCTCTTTCGAAAGGAAGAAGATAAACGTTGTTTCCGCCGATTATTTATTATTATAGTGCAAAGGAGCTTTTCCATGTCTACTACTGACGTCACTCTCAATTCGATCGTCTACGCCCCTATTGATGTTGGTGCTAAGCGCATTGTGCGCAAAAGTACTGTGGCGACTACTCCAGCTACCGAGCAAGCTCGGACTCTGGAAGTTTCGCACATCATCGGGGGTGGGACAAAACCTGACCGTCACCTAATCAAGTTCACTACCGTTAATAAGGTTGATGGCTCTGCCCTCAATCCTATTACTTGGTCTATTCATGCCGTTATTACAGCTCCAAAGCTTTCCGCTGCGCGGACAGCTTCGGATATTACTGTTAATACTGGAATGATTAGTGATTTTCTTGAGTATATCGGTTTAATCAGTACTGCGGATATTATTCCGTCGACTGTATTAAAAGATATAATTGGTGAAGGTCTCGGCTAAATTGTTTAGTCGAGTGAGCTGAGTAGAAAAGGCATTTATAAAGTTCCTTGGAAGGAACTCCATTATGGTACCCTTGAAAAGCCCGAATATTAAGTTTGACTTAACATTCCTGCACAGACTCCTTGATGACACTTCCTTATCAAACCCAGGATTTAAGCGTGACAAGATTAAAATCTCGTCTCGTCTAAAGAATGAAGGAATTTCGTTTTTTACAAAAACCCTTCCGACTTTAGGTGCTGCTATTGATCTTGGACTACAAACTGGAAAGTTTATACTTCCTTCTAATTTTAGGCGGTATAAAAATTCCTCTCTCCCCTGTTTTCTCAGAGGTTTGATTAGTAGATTGTTTGATACTTGTGGCAATATCCTCACGGATATTGATCTTGCAGCTATTGCTGAATTGCGTCAGATATGTTATGCTTTTTATAAGCTAGAACGATCTTTCACAAACACTCAGCAGATAGTTGCTGAACTGAAATTTGAACAGTTAGACGCTGAGTTAGGCATTGTTGCCTCTCGCATTAAAAATGCTCAACTTCCAGTCCGTACTCTCTGGGTTCTCGATTACGCTAAGGATTTTCTATCGGATTTATTCGATGGATTTGATCCGTATGACATAACCCCTTCTCATGGTCCTGGGATTGTCTCCTCAGGCGAGAAACCACATGAGAAACGCATATTTGGGACAAAATATAGGAGTATTCATGAAGAATATCCGTATTATCGATATTTCGTCGTTAATTCTACACATCTGTTGCATACTGTTACTGATTATCGTAACCGAATCCAACTGGAACATGGAATTAATTCAGTCCTCTTCGTACCAAAGGATTCAAGAGGTCCGCGAACAATTGCTTGCGAACCCTTGGAATACATGTTCATACAACAAGGACTACGAAAAAGTCTTTATGACTATGTCGAAAGACATGCCGCCACCAGAGGCCGAATTAACTTCTCGGACCAAACTATTAACCAGCAACTTGCACACCGTGCATCATTGCCAGGAAGCAGTTTGGTTACTCTGGATCTTAAAGACGCGAGTGATTCCGTTTCTAACGAGCTTGTCAAGTACCTGTTCTCAGGCACTAGTTTAGACAAGCCATTACAAGCGCTTCGCACGCCGATTTCCCGTTTACCGTCTGGTAAGGAAATTATATTAAACAAGTATGCTGCGATGGGATCAGCGTTATGCTTTCCCATCGAAGCTCTTGTTTTTTATTCCCTTATATACGGTATACATGCGTTGAGAGGAGAACATAAGTCCGCAAGGTACGTATATGGTGATGACCTCATAGTAGACCTTAATTACTATGAAGATATCAAAGCCATTTTCCTTGATCTAGGATTAATCATTAACGAGAATAAGAGCTGTACTAGAGGGTTCTTCAGAGAATCCTGTGGTAAAGACTATTATCTTGGTAATGAAGTAACCTATATAAAGGTACGTTCGGATGATGCTTCAAGTCCGGATGGACTCGCCTCTATGGTCGCACTCGCAAACTCTATGTTTGAGAGAGGTTATTATAGAACAGCGGAATACGTCGAGAAGTACATAACTAGTATTTTCCGACAGCTGCCTATTGGTCCTAGTAACGCAAGCTACTTGTGTTACAGTAGTGTTCGTACCGATCACTTGGTTGGAGAGAAATCTACAACCGAGAGCATTCGTCGTAATAAACGTATGCAATATGATATGGTCCGGAGAACTGCAATTCGCGGTTCACGTTATCAAATTTCTGCTGATGACGTCTCCAATGAGTACGCCGAGTATTTCAGGAAGATGACCCAAGGGTGGTCCCCTGAGTTCGCATCCGGTTGGTATGCTAAGCGGCATGCCGTAAATCTTACCACTGTTTATATTGAAGTGGGCAGATGACAGAAGTCATCGACATGCTCGCGTTAACACG